GAGGATGCTGTTGTGGGTGCGGGTGCGGGTGTTGCATATGCGGCGGCGGCGGTGGTGGATGTGGTTGTAATGGCGCGCTAACAGGTCTTCCTGGTCCTGGTCCAGCTCCTGCATAATACCCCGACCTTACCATATTCGCACTTCGCGCTTCATTATGTTTACGCTCTAATATATTAGTTACATCTTTTTTATCAAGGCGTATTCTCGTTTCATTTACTATGTCTTGCTCTTCAAAACGTAGCTTTGACGGGTCATTGTTGGTCTGAAAAAAGTAAACATTCACATAGTCATCTTTGATTTCAAAATTCAAATTACGTATAGTGATTAGTCCGTCGTTGCAGTTCAGGTTCACAACATATGCCGCCTCTTTTCTGCATATTATCTTTTTAACACCATCGCACATCTGCAATATATTTCGGTCTAAAATATTGAAAAAGTTGCTGCGGTCAATATATAAACCAGCCAGTTCAACACGTTTCAACATGTAGTTATCTTCTCCACCCCACGACCAGAAATTCGGAAATCCATTTATTTTTTCAAAATCCGCACCCCTTATTGAAAAAATACCACCAAGTGTAAATTTAAAACCATAAAAGTGTTTTACTACACCTGGCGTTGTCTCATAATGAAGTAGATTTTTTGTATACGGCAGTGTGTCAACATCATTAAAAACAAATGTTATATTTTTATAGTCATCGGGATACTTATATTTCATGGCGATAAAACCAATATTTTTCATTCCACCTCGATTAAATGGTCGCGTATCTTTTTGCTCTGCAAAGTAGATTTCATAGTCTGTTTTTGGTATATCTTCCATAATATGTTTCATATAAATCGTGAAAAAATTCTTGTGCTCCTTTCGATCACGATATGGCACAATAAAAATTATTTTAGGAACGACAAAAGTGGTCGTGGGCGTTGGCTCACTCGCAACCTCCTTTATTTCTAGTTTTACTTCTTCTTCTTCGCATGATTCTTTAGACTTTTGAGATTCTTCGGTCATTCTGTAAAATTATATGAAATGCAGCAACTATCATATAATTTTATAATTTTAAATTTTTATTTTTTAGGCGAATATTTATCCAGTATCACTTTTGGAATCAATTGTTCCTTAATTCCTTCCAGTTTTTTGTAGCATTTATTAATTGTCACTTCGCTTGTTTCGCTTATTTTATTCACATCTTTTTTTGAAATTGTAAGACCACATACTTGCGAAACAAAGTAAATGATTCCTGCTGCAATCGAGTGTGGCGTGTTTTCCGGAATCAAGTTATTTTTTTCGATTCGCAATGCAATAAACTGGCACAACTTTGTAAGTTCACCATTGATTTGCAAACGTGTGCAGTATCTTTCGATAAATGCCTCCGGGCGCGTCTTGCAAAAGCTCGTCTTCTCAGAATTATGCATATCATTCTCAATCTCATTCAAAATACATACCGCATTTTTACATCCCTTTGTCGCACTCGTGTTGTCTAAATTGAAAATCGTCGCGATTTCTTTCGCAGTTCGCGGGCAGTCATGAATCCGAAATGCAACATACACCGATGCCGCAATAATTCCGTCACGATTTGAACCCCTAAATGTTTGATGCTCCGATATTTTTTTATGACACCGAAGTGCTTCATCTATGATTATCTTCGGAATTCCAGCATTGTTTGCAATAATCGTAATATGCTGAAACTCATTGTATTGCGTTTTTTCTTTATGCGGCGATGACTGCCACTCCGTATATCGTCGTATTTTGCGCATTTCGTAGGACGATATTCCATCACACAAGATTTTACAACCGAAAGACGACTCGACAAGCAACGGATTTACAGGTAGACCGCAACGTGTCGGGTCAATATTTTGATTATCGTCGACCCCATAGTATCTCCATTCAGCAGACTGGTCCACGATATCTTTGTAAATAATACTGCATTTAGGATTCATGCATACGAGAAACCCTTCATCGGATAGTGCAACTGCTGATTTACATGTGTCGCATGTCTCGCGTTGTCCGCAACTCCGATAAATACACTCAATGTTTTTTTCTGTTTTGTCACCTTTGTCAACAACTTGAGTTTGGCTCAAGTTTTGATGGGTTGACTCTGAGTCTGACTCTTGGCTAGTATGTCTATCACTATGAACATGGAACGATTCGCTTATTTTTTCCCACAAACCGGTTATATTAGTATTACTATATAATTTATTCTTGTATGTTTTGTGTGTCGTATGTATTCGCGAACCTGATAGTGCATCAACCATGGTGAGATAAGTAATGCGACCTTTTTGCTAAATGATATGCTTGTTTAAAGTATATCGCATATTTTTTAATTCAATTTTATTCACATTATAATAAAAATAACACAAAAATAATAAATATAATAATAATATAACAATAATATAACAATAATATAACAATAATATAACTATACGACTATAGTATATCATGGGAAATTCAAGTTCTTTATCTAAAAATAACAACTACGATGGCGATAAAAATAATGATAATTCATACCAAGATTTTACTAAACTATCAAAATCCAATACATTATTTATTACAAAATTAAATGAAATTGCGTCTACATATATACTGGGGCAAAACTTTCAAGATATGATACGTTTAACGAACCCATCTTATTGTGATGATTTAGTAGTTATGACATCTGAAATATTAAATCAGTCGTATGATGATTCTCAAATCAACTATGCGTATCAAGTTATTTATAAAAAAGGGCAAGGTGCGAATAGTTCAGGTAGCGCAAGTAGCGGAAGCGATGCCAGCGGCGTTGGCAACGACCCTTTACATGCGGATGCACTAAAAAGCAAAGAAGTGAAAACAAAAATGTGTGTGAATATTGCGAAATACTATGTAAAAATTGCGCATTTGTTTGCTGCGATTATGACGACACTAAATCCCGTATTTTCGTGGAAAACATCAGCATCTTCAAGGCGTGCAATTACAAAATCAGCAGAGAATGTTGACAATGTTGGCAATGACAAAAACATAGAAGGTCTAGATGTAGATGTAGACATAGACACTGACGCCATGGAAGTTGTAGAAGGTGGAGAAGGAGAGAACGGAGAGAAAGGAGAGAACGGAGAGAAAGGAGAGAAACCCGAAAATCCCCCAGAAATTCAATATTCGACATTACAAGAAAAACATGAAATTTCCAACATGGCAAAAGATGTAAAAGTAGAAAATCTTAACTTTTGCAACTCTCGTATTTCCGATTTAATGGATATGGATGAGGTATCTTCGCTCATGGATGGAACAAGTGGTGAATCCGTCATAAAAATAAAACCTCGCCTTTGTTCGTCCTCGCTGAATAATAACAATGAGGGATATACACGTCAAAAATCGGTTTATGATTTACCAGGATTCGCAGAACTAAGTCGCTTATATTTCGACAGATACAACTCATCTAAAAAACGTTTTGACCGAATGTCGAAAGAAAGCGAAAATGAAAAGAAGCGAAATGTCGCGCTACTTTATACGTTATTTACAGGCGACAAAAATCCCCCTAAAGATATCAAAAGTTTTCGCGATATTCCACTGCATTCATTTGCTGACACGATAGAGTGTGATAATCCAAACTCCGCCTTAAATATGACATATATCGGCACTACAAAAGATAAACTATTTGTTGAATATGTCGAACAAATCAAAAAAATGATATACCAGTCAAACATGATACGTAATTCACTGCTCGAAATTATAGACCGCGTATTTGTTCCTGTTAAGGATGGCGGCGACGTGGAGACAGAATCAGGAACAAAACCGAAATTCACTATTAATCCAAAACTATCAGCAAACGATTTGAATGATTGTATCGACGACTCGCGAAAAATCATTTTACGATTGTATGTCACATGTGAAAAGGATTTTATAAAAGCGCTAAAGATTCTTCAAGGTATAATTGAAGCACAGATACTCGAAACAAGTAAGCGACAAGTGAGAGACCTAGAAATGCGAATCGAAGTAGGACAATGATGCTAAATGAGATAACAATAAGATATCAATAAGATAACTAAATATCAATACGAATTACATATTGATATTTATAAAATGAGTCGCTTATTATTTTGCACGCCGTTTAGTGGCGACGGCTGCGGCGAGAGCCACGGCGGCTCTTCCTGCCGCGTTTGCGACGACCACCTTGCTGTTGTTGTTGCTGTTGCTGTTGCTGTTGCTGCTGCTGCTGCTGCTGCTGCTGCTGCTGCTGCTGTTGAGCCTGCTGTTGCATTTGTTGAAGGGATTGAGTAAGCTGCTTAGCCTGACTCTTGGCCATGGATGCAGCCTTCTTCATAGCGGCGGCACGTTTGACGCCAGTTCTGAGAGATGAACGAATACGTTTGGAAACGCGATGATATTTTCTAGTATGTCTTGCCATTTTATATATAATGCATATAAAAAAAATTATTTGGAAGGATAAAATTAATAAAATAAAACTAATAATAATAATAATAAAATAGTAATAAATATATTTTATTATTAAATGAATACAAAATTA